CACATATTGATGAGATTTTTTGAAAATGAATTTTTTGAGGAAGAAAGTTGAAGAATGGGGAAGTTTGGAAACGGCTATAGTTTTTATTTTTAAAACAAATTTAGGCGGAGATGAAATCGGGAGAGGGAAGAAGAAAACGAAAGAGCAAAAAACCGAAAAAACGATATGTTTTTTAGGGGAAAATAGATTGAATTTTGTGAGAAAAGAAATGAAAATTGAGGAAGACAGAGGGTGAGGACATGGCGAGACCGAGCAAGCCGGTAGACGCACAGAGCGGAGCAATGGCGAGTGCTGAAGCTTTGCGGCGCAAGGAAAACGAGAAGATAGTAGCGGGGAAAAACGATAAAGTGAGCAAGCCGACAATGGAGCTGACGAAAGCACAGAAAAAGATAAGAAAAAACATTGTCGAGATTATAGAAGCGATTGCTTCGAACGCTGACAGATATGTGATAGATCAGGCGGCGGTGGCGATAGACAGGCTTCAGCAGATTGAAAAAATGGTGAATGAAGAGCCGGATTTGATGTGTGACAAGACACTGCAAAACACACGCAAGAATTATTTTTCGGAATTTATAAGACTGTGCAGTGAGCTGTGTATGTCGCCGCAGTCGAGGGCGAAAGTAGCTAACGCAATGCCTGACAGCAGACCGAAGAACCCTATCGCCGAGATTTTCGGAGATGATGAGGATGAATAGCAACCCGGCTTATGACTATGTGGCGGCGGCGGTCAAAAAAGGCAGCTCGGCGCCGAAGTATGTCAAAAAGCAATGTAAGCTGATTAAGCCGATTTTTGAGGGCAAGGACAAAACATATATCATTCACGAAAAGAAGCTCAGGCAGATTGCTAAGTTTTTGACGGTGCTGAAAATGCCGAAGGGTCTGAAGGTCGGGCAGCCGATAGCAGAGTGTCTGTCGGGGTTTCAGTGGCTGTTGATAGCTGCTTCGCTTTGCGTGGTATATCGGGAAAACCCGAAGAAGCGCCGATACACAAATGTTGTTTTAGAGATAGCAAGAAAGAACGGCAAGACATTTCTCATAGCCGTTCTTTTTATATTGCTCTTTTTCATAGAACCAAAATTTTCATATTTTTACTCTGTGGCGCCTGACGGTTCGCTGTCAAGGGAAGTCAAGAAGGCGATAGAAGAAATTATAAGCTATAACGCAGAGGTTTTTGAAATGGACAAGCGCACGGCGCTGTTCAAGATAAAGCTAAATGAAATTGTCTGCACGGGAAAGAGCAGTAAGTATATTCCGCTGAACTATTCAAACAGCCGTCTTGATGGAAAGCTGCCGAATGTCTTTTTGTGTGACGAGGTCGGAGCGTTGCCAAACAGCTATGCCTTTGAAGCTATGCGCTCGGGGCAGCTGACAATTTTGAACAAGCTCGGCTTTCTCATTTCGACAAAATATAATTCAACGATAAACCCGTTTGAAGACGAGGTTGAAATCTGCAAAAAAATTCTTGACGGTAAGTACAAAGATGAAGAGACCTTTTCTCTTCTCTTCGAGCCTGACGACACTAAAAACTGGAGAACTGACATTAAGGTTATAAAACAGGCGAACCCCTTGGCCGCCGATGTGCCTGAGCTTCTTGATGATTTGAAAAAGAAACGGAAAAGAGCGATAGAGAGCGAAGCGGCAAGAGAAAACTTTTTATGTAAGCACTGTAACATCATCTATCAGGGAATAGGAACAGAAAGTTTTGTAGCGGTTGAAGCTATCAAAAAAGGCATGAGGGAAAAGATAGATTTTCGAGGGAAGATGGCATACATCGGAGTTGACCTTGCGATGACAAACGATAACTGCGCTGTGGCGATAGTCAGTGTTGACGAAGAAAACAACATCATCTGTGACGCTTACAGCTTCATACCCGAGGGTCGGATTGACGAAAAGTGCGACTATGAAAAAATTGACTACCGGCAGTTTATAAGGGCGATGAAATGTATCGCCTGCGGCGACATGACGGTTGACTACTCCGTGATTGAAAAGTTCGTGTTTGACATTGAGGAAAAATACGGCTGTGAGATTTTTGCAATAGGATATGACCGCTACAACGCCCTCTCATCGGCGCAAAAGTGGGACAAGAAATACACCACCGTGCAGATAAGACAGCACAGCGACACACTGCACCCGCCGACTAAGCTGCTGCACGAAAAGATTTTAAACGGCGAGTTTTTATATGAAAAAAACAAGCTTCTCGAAATCAATTTTGAAAATGCAAGATGCACATTTGACACGAACATGAACCGATATGTGAACAAGAAAAAATCAAACGGCAAGGTTGATATGGTCGTGGCTGTCATTAACGCTGTATATCTTTTGCAGCAGGATGTTATTTTCGGCGCAGAAGACGACTGGGGCGCACAGATAGCATGATTTTTTAAAAAAAGGGGTGATTTCATGGGAATGAAAGAGACAATAGCAGCTTGGCTCGGTCTTGAAGAGAGGGCGCAGCCTTTGACGACAAGGGAAGTGACAACGGCGGGCGACATTATGACGGCTTTTTTGCCCGAAACGGCGATGACAAAAGAAAAGGCGCTCAAAATCCCGACAGTGGAAGCTTGTCTCTCGCTGATAAAGGGATCGGTTCGGGGCATACCCATAAAGCTTTATGAAAAAAACGAAAACGGAGAAATCGCAGAGGTCACAGGCGACAAAAGAACATATCTTTTAGGCACTGACACGGGCGACACACTCAACGCTTCACAGTTTTGGGACGCTATGATTGAGGACTATTATCTTTGCGGGTCCGCTCACGCATACATAAACAGCCTGGGGAATATTAAGAGCCTGCACTATGTGGACGAAGCGTGGGTGTCGGTGGTGACTAATCAAGAGCCGATATTTAAAGACTATGACATTTATGTAAACGGAAAAAAATATCTGCCCTGCCAATTCTTGAAGCTGCTCAGAGACACGAAGGACGGGGCGAGCGGCACAGGAATAATCGAAAAAAACGGGTTAGTCTTGGAGGTCGCATATAATTCGCTGAAATTTGAAAATGTTTTAGTTTCGAAGGGCGGCAACAAAAAGGGATTTTTGAAATCGGCGAAAAAGCTCGGGCAAAGTGCGATTGACGCACTAAAAGCGGCATGGAAAAAGCTTTATTCCACGAACGAGGACACGGTGATAGTTTTAAACGATGGCGTTGAGTTTCAAGAGTCGAGCGCAACAAGCGTTGAGCTTCAGTTGAATGAAAACAAGAACACAAACGCTGCCGAGATAGCGAAGATGTTCAATGTTCCGCTGGGAATGCTCGCCGGAGCAAGCACAGCTCAGACCTCGGAGGACGACAAAATCAAATTTGCGGATTATTGCATTATTCCGCTTCTGAGGACAATCAAGGACGCACTGAACCGTGACTTGCTCTATGAAAACGAAAAAAGCAGACGCTTTTTCGATTTTGACACAACCGAATTAAAAAAGGGCAGTTTGTTAGACAGAATGAAAGCTTATGACTTGGCGATAAAAAACAACATCTATCTTGTTGATGAATGCCGAAAGATTGAGAACAAGCCGGCGCTCGGATATGAGAGCATTAACCTGTCGCTGGGCAACGTCATCTACAGCCCGAAAACACACAAAGGTTTTGTGCCCAACACGAGCGAGACATTTGATATGTCGGGATTTTTTGAGGAAGAGAGGAAGAAAGAAAATGCAAATAGAAATCAGAAGTGACCACGTTCACATTTCAGGCTATGTCAACGCTGTTGACAGGGTGTCAAGAGTGATGAAGGACTCAAACGGTGTGCCTTTTGTGGAAAAAATAGAGCCGGGAACATTTCAGCGTTCTATTGACAGGGGCAGTGAAATTTTTATAAAGCACAACCATGAACGGGTGGTTTCTTCAACCAAAGAGAGCGGAGTAACACTGAAAGAGGACAACATCGGGCTGCGATGTGAAGCGGACATCTATGACGCAGAGGTCATTGAAAGAGCGAGAAACAGGGAGCTTGTCGGTTGGTCATTTGGGTTCACACCGCTTAAAGCGGAAAGAACCGAAACCGATGTTGAGGGCGCAGAGTATGAAAGAAAAATCTCTGACCTTGAACTGAGGGAAGTGAGCATTATTGACAGCAGGAAAATGCCGTGCTACGCAGCGACAAGCATTGAGTGCAGAGCATTTGAGGAAGAGGCGAAATACTCTGAAATCGAAGATGAAAAGAAGCCGACAAAGCCTGACTTCTCACTCAGAAAAAAGAGGCTTGATTTATATTCAAAATAGACGCTTTTGGCGTTTAAATATTTTTTTAAAAAAAGAAAGGACACACAAGAAAATGAAAAAACTTCTTGAAAGAAAAAATCAGCTTATCAGCGAAATGTCCGCAATGCTGAACAAGGCTGAAACAGAAACGAGAGCTTTCACCGATGAAGAGGAAAGCACATATTCGGAAAAGCTAAAGCAGCTTGACGGCGTTGAAAAGCTGATTAAGCGCAAGGAAGAGATGAGGGCAAAGGAGATTGAAAAGCCGGAAGAGAAAAAGGAAGAAAAAGGCGAAACAGTTGAGCAAGCAGAAGAGCGAGCTTTCGCAGAGTTTTGCCGAACCGGCAGAATCCCCGAAGAGAGAGCGGAAGCCGGCAACATGACGATGAAAGCAAACGGCGCTGTTATCCCGACAACGATAGCACAGAGGGTTCTCAGAAAATTTGAGGAAATCTGCCCAATCTATGAAAAGGCGACAAAGTTTCACTTTAAAGGCAATGTTGATTTCCCTGTCATTGATGAAAGCTCTGACACAGTCTATATGGACTATGCGACAGAGTTTAAAGATGTTGACAGTCATGTGATGGCGATAGACACAGTCAGCCTCGGCGGACATCTCGCCTCGGCGCTTGCTTTAGTCTCAAAGTCGCTGATTAACAACGCTGAAATCGACATTGTTTCGGTGGTAGTAACTCAGATGGCTCTCGCTCACAAGAGGTTTTTTGAGCAGCAGCTTCTTCACGGCTCAGATGGAAAAATGGTAGGTGCATTTTCGACAACAAACAAAATCACCGCAGCGGCGCAGAGTGTTATTTCAGCTGACGAACTGATCGACCTTCAAGGCATGGTCCCGAGCGCATATCAAAGTAATGCGGCATGGTACATGAGCGAGAAGACAAGAGACGCCATCAGAAAGCTCAAAGACGCAGACGGAAGATATCTTCTTGAATGGGACTTCAAGGAGTTCAGCGGCGGCAGACTTTTAGGCAAGCCCGTTTATCTCTCGGAAAAAATTGACGATATGGCGGCAGGCAAGGATGTCATTCTCTATGGTGATCTCTCCGGCTTATATGTCAACCTCAGAGAAGAGCCGACATTGGATGTCATCAAAGAAAAATACGCAACGATGCACGCTGTGGGCTTTAACGAATGGCTTGAGGCGGACTCAAAAATCGCAGAACCGCAGAAATTCGCTAAGCTCTCAATGGCAGACTGATTTTATAGGAGGGTAAGCAGATGAAGGTAAGGGCACTCGTCTCTTTCGCCGGAAGGCTCTCAATGGCTGCCGGTGAAGAAAGGGAGATTGAAAGCAAAGAAGTTCTGAATGACCTGCTGAAAGCCGGCTATGTTGAGCCTTGTGACGAACCCGAAGCGGCTCAGTCGGCAGAGGGCGAACCGAAAAGGGCGGCAAAAAGCAAGAAGGGCGAGAAAAAGTGAAAATAAGTGAAATTGACCTTGATTTTTTAAAAGGCTATCTCAAAATTTCATATGAAACGACTGTGAGCGAAGAGGAAGAGCTCGAAAGCTTTTTCTCGGCGGCACAAAATATTGTGTCGCAGTTCACGGGACTAACAAGGGAAGAGTGTGAAGAACACTCTGATTTGACTGTAGCTGTTTTAATTCTCACCGCCGATATGTTCGACCGCAGAGAAGCATTTATGAAAGCGAGCGAGGCTGCACCGAACAAGACGCTTGAAACAATTCTCAGTCTTCACGATCACAATTTGTTGTAAGAGGTGGGAAAAGTGAACTGCGGAGCATATAACAAGAAAATCACCTTTTGCCGACACGAAAGCAGGAAAGTGAACGCCCTCGGAAAGACAACGCAGGAGCTTGTCGGGATAAGGACAGCTTTCGCTTCTATCAGGGCAACAGGCGGCACGGAAAGCTATGAAGCCGAAAGGCTGAATAACACTGTCACCTATGATGTCAGGACAAGATATGACGCTTCACTGCTCGACCCGACGCTTGTCATTTTGTGGAACGGCAGGCGATTTGAAATAAGAAGCGTCATTGACGTCAGGGAAGAACAGAGAGAGCTTGCTTTCACCTGTCGAGAGATTTTGAAAGCAGGTGATGATCATGTCAGACACGATTTATTTGACTATTGACGGGCTTGACGAGCTTGAAGAAGGCTTAAAACGCTGTCAAAAAGAAATGCCCGATCTTCTTTTTAGCTATTTGAGGAAAGCCGGAAACAGATTTAAACGGGAGTATTTGGAGCGAATGAAGTCACGAACTAAGGAACACACGGGAAATCTGTATAAGGGCGCAAGGGCGACTGTGGAAATTCAAAAGGGCTCGCTGACAAAATTTGAAAACAATATCAGGGGCGGAAGTAAGAAAACCAAAGCACCGCACTTTTGGCTTGTAGAAAACGGTCACAGGGGCTTCGTGCCTGACCGGAGCGGAACTCTTCACTATATTGGAGAGGTCAAGGGAAAGTTCGCAATGGAAGACACAAGAAACGACTGGAAGAACAGCGGCAAGCTTGTAGAATACGCTCGAAAAGCACTTGACACGGCAATAGAAAAGGGGCTGAATGTATGACGACGAACAGGGACATTGACGAAGCTGTGAGCGTGGCTTTGAGAGAAAAAACAGGGTTCACCTGTTATTCAAACGAAGTGACTGAGGGCTTAGAGCTGCCGTGCTTCTTTTTAAAATCAACACTGGCAGAAAGTCAGAGCGCAGGGCTAAAAACCGTGAGAAAGACCGTTCGTGTGATTATCAATTTTTTCGGCAGATTAAAAAAACACTCAACGATAAGAGACGAAGATGAAAGAGATAAAATGGCAGCGACACTCTATGACATCTTTTTCAGAACTCTCAAGGTTAAGGACCGATTTTTTTTAATCACCGACCAAAGCGACGCACTCGCAGGCGAAAATCAAGATATTCTCATTTTTTCTTTTAATCTGGAATTTTTTGACAGCGTGGAAGAGGAAGAAAATGAGGATATCACAAAAATAACTGTAGAAACAAAAATCAAACAAAAGAAAGGATAAAACTGATGAATATGCCTGAAATGAACATTGCTTTCACTTCTCAGGGGACTTTGACAGTCGAGAGAAGCGAAAAGGGCAGTGTTTTTCTAATTCTTCGGGGCGATGCACCCGAAAGTAACCCGCTGACCGTTTTGTCAGCGGGGGATATAACAAAAAATGTCAGTGAGAAAAACAAGGAATATATTGAAATGGCGCTGAAAGGCAACGACACAGCACCGCAAAAGGTTGTAGCGTTTTTCATAGCCGAAGAGAGCGGAGATGTTGACGAAGCTCTGAGCTGGGCTGAAACAAACAAGCTCGACTTTTTGGCAATGCCGACGGTTGAGACTGACGGTCTGACCGACAAAATCAAGAAATGGGTCATTGAGCAGAAGAGTCAGCACAACATGATTAAAGCTGTTCTGCCAAACTGTGAAGCTGACAGCGAATATATAGTGAATTTTGTCACTAAATCAGTGATCGCAGGTGAAAGAGAGTACACCGCAGAGGAGATGACCGCAAGAATAGCAGGTATGATCTGCGGCACTTCACTTGAACACTCAATAACCTATGCCACCGTCACGGAAGCGACAGACTGTGAGAGAAAGACAGCCGCCGAGATGGAAGTAATGGCAGGTGCAGGCAAGCTTTTCTGCTTTTGGGACGGCGAAAAGGTGAAGCTATCGAGGGGTATTAACTCTCTTCTGACCCTCACGGCGGAAAAGGGTGACGAGTTTAAGAAAATAAAGCACATTGAAGTGATGAACAGCATTGAGAGCGACATTCGCACTCTTTGTCAGGATTTTTATATTGGAAAATTCGGCAACAGCTATTCAAACCGCTGTCTTCTCACATCGGCGATATCGTCTTATCTCGATGCATACCTGTCAGAAGGCATTATAGAAAGCGCTGAGGTAGGCTTTGACCTTGAAGCAATAAAAGCAGCGATGAAAAAGGCAAACAAGAGCTATGACGACATGAGTGACGAGGAAATTCTTCAATGCGATTTCGGCACCGGTGTTTATATCGCCATCACTCTGAGCCTGAGAGACGCCATTGAAGACATCACGGTCAATATCACAATTTAAGGGGGCGAGAAAATGAAAAGCTACAATTCAAAAAACGTCATTAACGGCACATTTGGCGAAACATGGTTAAATTCAAACTATGTGGCAGAAAACACAGGCTTGCAGCTGAAAGTCGCATTTAACAAGAGTGATGTGAACCAAACAGGCACGCTGATGACCGGAAAGAAAATCACCAGTGCAAGCGGCACGGGCACACTGAAGCTGAACAAGGTGACCTCAAGAATGATTTTGGCGCTCAAGGATTTTGTGAAGAGCGGCAAGGTGCCTGAGTTCACCATCATCTCGAACCTCAAGGACCCTGACGCTCTCGGCGCAGAAAGAGTAAAAGTCACCGGTGTGACCTTTGACGAGCTGACGCTCGCCGACTGGGAGGCTAACAAGTTCGGCGAAGAAAGCTACCCTTTCACATTCACAGACTATGAGCTGATTGATGTTATAAGCAAAGAATAAAATCGGAGGAAGAATAAAATGAGTTTATTGGACAGTCTTTTAAAAACGGACATTGTAAAATTTGAAGAGCCGGAAGAAGCAACCTTTTATTCAAAACGGTTGGCGAAAGCTATAGGCAGTGACAAGCCCGTCGCAGTCAGAGTAAGGGAGCTGCCGTCAAGGCGCATTCAGGAATTAATTCAAATGCAATTTGACAAAAAGGGCAAGATTGATATGTCTAAATCACAGAGGGCAAACGCTATTATCGCCACAGAGGCAGTTTTAGAGCCTAACCTCAGAGACGAAAGACTGAGGGAGCACTTCGGCTGCGCAACACCCGCTGACCTCGCAATAAAGCTTTTCGAGGCAGAGCTGTCAAAAATCTCTGACAAGGTTTTAGAGCTCTCGGGATATTCTTCTGACGAAGAAGAAGAGGAAGAAGAGCTTGAAGAAATAAAAAACTCTTAGAAAATGACCCTGACGGCAGCGCAATATATTTTCTCTTTCGCTTTCACCACTGGAAGCCGAACGATTTTTATAAGCTTTCACACGGTGAAAAAAAGGTCGTCAGGGCATTGTGTTTGAAAGAAATTGAGGACAGAAACGCAGAAGCGGAAGAAATGGGAGCACCTTGAAAAAGGGTGCTTCTATTTCTTTTGATATCTGAAAAATAAGAAGGAGGGGGAAGACACATGGCGGCAAGCTCAAAAATCATAGACGCAACGCTGAGATTTCAGGACAAGTTCACCGGAAAAATGGGCGAAGCAGTCAAAACGATAGAAGAACAGCAGAGCAGGCTGAACAAAGTGGCATCTAAGCTGAATAAGGTCGGCAAGAGCATGACGAAAACGGGAAAGACGCTGACGAAAGGTGTGACTGCCCCTATTGTTGCGCTCGGCGTAAAGGCAGTTCAGACGGCGGCTGAATTTGAAAGTGCAATGAGCAAGGTTCAATCAATCTCAGGAACAAGTAAGACGGAGATTGAAGAGCTGTCGGCAAAGGCTCAGGAAATGGGAGCGAAAACGAAGTTTTCAGCAACCGAAAGCGCAGAGGCTTTCTCTTATATGGCGATGGCGGGCTGGAAAACTGAGGATATGCTCGAAGGCATTGAGGGCGTTATGTACCTCGCCGGAGCGACAGGCGAAGACCTCGCCTCGACCTCTGACATAGTGACAGACGCTCTCACCGCCTTTGGGCTGAAAGCATCGGACACAAACCGTTTTGTTGATGTTTTGGCGCAGACAGCGAATAACGCTAACACAGACGTATCAAAAATGGGTGAAACCTTTCAATATGTTGCACCTGTGGCGGGCTCTCTCGGCTATTCGGTAGAAGATGTTTCGGTCGGCATTGGCTTGATGGCAAACAGCGGCATCAAGGCTTCAAAGGCAGGAACGGCACTCAGGAGCATGCTCACAAATTTAGCGAAGCCGTCAAAGAGCGTTCAGGCGGCGATGGACGAGCTCGGAATTTCACTCACAAACTCAGACGGAACAATGAAGAGCTTCAGCGAACTGATGGGCGACATGAGAACGAAGTTTTCCGGACTGACAGAAGCACAGAAGGCATCATACGCTGCGACTATTGCCGGCAAAACAGGTATGAGCGGACTTTTAGCCATTGTCAACTCTTCACAAGACGATTTTGACAAGCTCACTGAGTCGATCAATAATTCAACCGGTGCGGCTGAAAACATGTATAATGTCGCAAACGATAACTTGAACGGCAAACTCACGATTTTAAAATCAACGGTTGAGAGCATTGCGATTTCTTTTGGAGAAAAGCTATCACCGCACATTGAGAAAGTAACGGACTTTTTTCAAAAAATGGCTGAAAAAGTAAATAATCTGTCTGACGATCAGGTGAACATGATTATAAAAATCGCAGCTGTGGCGGCGGCAATAGGTCCGCTGCTTTTGGTGGGCGGCAAGCTCTTCACCTTTGGCGGCAAGCTGGTC